ATTGAGTTCGATATTAAAAACCGTTACGCTGTGTTGAAAGAAGTAATTGAAGAAGCGAACAACAAAGTCCTTGTGTTCGTACCATTCAAACACGCCATTGATTTAATCACTGCAAAACTATTAGAAGATGGTTTCAGTGCAGAGGTAATTCGTGGTGACGTGTCTGCATCAAAACGTACTGACATCTTTAAACGATTCCAAGAAACACCGGAGCCGCGAGTCCTTGTAATCCAACCGCAGTCTGCTGCACACGGTGTTACGTTAACCGCTGCTGATACTGTTGTTTGGTGGGGGCCGACAAGTTCATTAGAAACATACGCACAAGCTAATGCACGTGTGCATAGGCCGGGTCAACGACACCCTTCAGTGGTTATTCGCCTACAAGGTTCTAATGCAGAAAAACATGTTTACAAAATGTTAGATACTAAAATTGATACCCACACAAAAATTGTAGACCTTTACAAAGAATTGCTTGACTAAAGCAATATGCAGCATTAAATTACAAACCCCAACAAATAGGGAGAAGCGAAATGGAAGACGAGAAAGACGAAATACCTGTAGAAAAATTAGTGCGTGTGTATATAAAAATGCGTACTGCACGAGATGCAATAAATGCCGAGTTCAACAAAAAAATAGAAGACATTGAAGGTCAAATGGAGCAAGTGAAACGCGCTTTATCTGACTACTGTAAAGAAAATAATGTCGAGAGTGTTCGTACCAAAGAAGGATTATTTTATCGCACTATCAAGCAGCGATACTGGACGAACGATTGGGAAGCGATGGGTAGGTTTGTAGTTGAACATAACATTCCTGAAGTGTTTGAGAAGAGGCTACATCAAGGGAGTATGCAAGAGTTCCTAGATCAAAACCCAGATTTGTTACCCCCCGGACTGAACATTGATCGAGAGTACCAAATTACGGTGAGGAGAAAATGATGGAGCAGCACTACGTAACAATCAATGAAGTAGCAAAGTATTTTAACGTGTCTGTATCGACCGTTAGAGGTTGGATTAGAGGAGGAAATATTCCAACAAGTACGTACCTGAAGTTGGGTAACACATACCGCTTTAGGCTTCCTGAAATCGAGGCAGCGTTGCGTAACGAAGCACCACAACCTGAATTGAAAGTAGCTGTAGTAACCGACCCTAAACAATTAGAGTTGGATTTTAACCCTGACGAAGACATCTAGGAGAAGCGAAGATGAGTGATATAGCTCTGTTTAAAGGCGGTGTTCCTGCCTACCTAAAGGAACTGCAAGATGACGCAACCAACTCTATTGCAGGTGGCGGTGGCGATGAAGGTCAGTATCGTATCTCTATCAAAGGCGGCGCGTTCCGCGAGAATATAGGTAACAAAGAGATACGTGTTAGCGAAGAACGTGCGATGAATGTAATCATCGTTAAAGCCGCACCGAATGTGTACCGTTCATTCTACGCAGGGGCGTACGTTGAAGGGCAGAATGCCTCGCCTACATGTTGGTCAACAAACAACCAGACTCCTGCTGACGCAGTGCCTGAAGATCAGAAGCAAGCTAGTCGCTGCATGGACTGCAAACAGAACATCAAAGGTTCTGGTCAAGGTGAAGGGCGAGCCTGTCGTTACCAACAACGTATTGCAGTGTTGGTAGAAGGTGAGACAGACCGTCGTAAGGTTGCACAAGTTATCCTACCTGCTACATCGGTATTCGGTGAGGGTGAGAAGGGTAAGCTACCGTTGCAAGCGTATGGTCGCCACTTGAAAGCGCACAACACACCAGTAGTCGGCGTAGTTACTGAGATGCGTTTTGATATTAACAGCCCAACACCTAAGTTGTTTTTCAAGCCAGTACGTCCTATTACTGAAGACGAGTTTGAAGCAGTCAAGGCGGTGAAGGATTCTCCTGACGCCGAAAAAGCTGTAGCGTTTATCGTTGCACCACCTAAAGCTAAAGAAGCAGGTAGCGACGAAGAGTTCGAGCAAAAACCGAAAGCTGTAGCAGAGAAAGTGGAAGAGCCAAAGAAAGCAGCGTCAAAGAAATCAGCAGAGCCAGCACCTGAGTTGGCGAATCTGGTTGATAACTGGGACGATTAATCTTTCGGGGGACTACGTTAGTAACGTAGTTCCTCACCTTTTCTTTCTCTGGACGGACATGCAAACAATAGAATTCTTAAAGTCAGTCCTGAGTGATGAAGGTTACTACTGCACTATCAGTATAGATATAGCTACTGAAATAACAGTGCGGAAGTTACACTCCTCGATTGAGGAAGCGTATGAACGTGCAAAGAATATTCCGTTGGAAGGGTTCGATGCGTACTTTTCTACGGCTACGTTTGAAACTGCTCAATCAAGTAAGGCTGCAAATGTAAAACACAAGAAAGCATTCTACTTAGATATTGATTGCGGCCCGACTAAGGCAGTACCCAACGACAAAGGTGTTATTGCAGGGTACATAGACCAAGCAACCGGGCTTGCCGAGTTACGTAAGTTCTGTAAGTTATTGTCCTTACCTAAACCTACATTGGTTAATTCCGGTAGGGGTATTCATGCGTACTGGCCTTTGACTGAAGCTATATCGGCAGACGATTGGTATCCCATAGCAGAAAAACTTAAGGAAGCATGTAAACAAAATGGTTTAATAATTGACCCTGCGGTTCCGGCAGATGCTGCACGTATCTTACGAGTACCTGAAACGCTTAACTTTAAAGATACCCCACCGTCAAATGTAGGGATTGTAGGAGAGCTTGCGCCTTCAATATCACTAGAAAGATTTGCAGAATGCTTTGAAGACATTACCGTTAACAGCGGTAGGTTTGTGCCGAATGTAATGGATGACGTTACTAATGCGTTAGCAGGTAGCTATAGTAATTCGTTCAAGCTGATCATGCAGAAGACAGCAGCAGGTAAGGGTTGTGCACAGCTAGGCTATGCGTTTACTAACAGAGCCAAGATTGGTTATCCGTTATGGATCGCATCGTTATCAGTAGCAAAGTTTTGTACAGACAGTGAGAAGGCAATACATAAATTATCGTCGGGGCATCCTGACTATGATCCAACAACAACTGAGAAACGTGTAGCGTCGATTAAAGGGCCATATCGGTGTACAACGTTCGATGAGTATAACCCCGGAGTGTGTGGCGACTGTCCATTTAAAGGTAAGTTTGGTAGTCCTATTGTGCTTGGACGTGAGGTTCAAGAAGCAAGCGAAGAAGATAACATTATTCAAGATCGCCCAGAAATAGATATTGAGATACCACTACAGACCTACGTAATACCGCAGTACCCATCGCCATACTTCCGTGGTAAAGCGGGAGGGGTGTTTAAGAAAGCTAAAGATAAAGAAGGTGATCCTATTGAAGTAGCGGTGTATCACAATGATATGTACATTACCAGACGACTGAATGACCCCGATGTTGGAGAGTCAGTTGTTATGCGTTTGCATTTACCGAAAGACGGCGTTAGAGAGTTTACTGTACCTCTGGTTAACTTGTTGTCTAAGGATGAGTTTAGAAAAAGTGTCGCCCCTAAAGGGGTTGCGGTGTTAGATATGGGAGAACTTATGTCGTATACAAATTCATGGGTGAACAAGCTGCAAGCTACAACAGCAGCCGATTTAGCCCACCGTCAGTTTGGTTGGTCGGATGATCGTAAGATAGCGTTCATTGTTGGCGAGAAAGATATTCGTGGTGACCGTGTGGATATAAATCCACCGTCGAAATCTACGTCCACATTGTTTTCGGCGTTTCAAAGTAAAGGAAGTATTGAAGGTTGGCGCAGTATCATGGAGTTCTATAACCGCCCTAAGATGGAGCTTCATCAATACGTTATTGGTTTGAGCTTTGGTTCACCGTTAGTAGCGTTCACACCAATCAATGCAAGCCTATTTCACATGTACAGTAAAGATACTGGCGTGGGTAAAACTACGGCTTCTAAAGCGGGGCTTAGTATCTGGGGCGATCCTGATCAGCTAATCATGCAGGAACGAGATACGCCGAACTCAAAGATGAACCGCCTTGAGATGTTAAAGAATGTCTTTGCTGTGTTCGACGAGCTTACTAATATCGAGCCTAAAGATGCAAGCGATATGACGTATCAGATTACTGGCGGTTTGCAGAGGAACCGTATGTCCGGTAAAGGTAACGAGGAGAGATTCCGTGGCGCACCGTGGCACACTAATGGAGTCAGTACAGGTAACACTAGCTTGTTAGAACGTATTAGTTTGTACAAGGCAGTTCCTAAAGCGGAAGCAGGGCGTGTACTTGAGTACCGAGTTGAGCCGCACAAGTTTGACACCAAGACAGAGACGGATGATCTGAGTGTGGCACTTACTCAGCACTACGGTCATGCTTGCATACCTTACATGCAGTACATGATTCAAAACCTAGCGGAAGTCCAAGAGCTATTTAAAGATACTCAAAGACGTATTGATACCGCAGCAGGATTGTCTCAGCCACATCGGTTCTGGTCTGTTCAGGCAGCGTCGAGCATTACAGGATTGACCATAGCCAAACGAGTCGGCTTAGTTAACTTTGACATTCAGCCGCTTGTAGCGTGGGTGATCGAGATGTTGATTACTGCGAAGGGCGAGATTGAGCAGATGAGTGGTACAGTCGAAGACCTCTTAGCAAGCTATCTGTCTGAGAACTATAACAACGTATTGCGTATTCGTAGTACTGACGACGCCCGGGGATCAGATACTGATGCGCTAGAACATCTTATTGTTCCTGATGCCACGCCGAGGATGACGCTGGTCGCACGTTACGAGTACGATATTAAGAAGATGTACTTACTGCCTAAACCGTTGCGTCAGTGGTGTGTCCGTAATCAGCATAATTATTCGGCGTTGATTAATGGTTTGAAGGAAGGCAAGACCAGAACCATATCTAAGAAAATACGTATGGGTAAAGGTACTAACATGAACTTACCTTCCGCAGATGTCTGGGTGCTTGATTGTACTGAGTTTAGTGATGACGAGTTACCAATCATTGTTTCCAATCCAGCCTGATGGTGTCCCTATTTTGGTGGCATGGCACGATCTTGCCATAGGAGCATCCGTTTTTATACCGGCAATAAACCTGACCAAG